CTACTATTGCTTACCGCACCCCTTGCTTGCGGAAACCCCGCCAGCACTTCGGCGCTGCCGTCGTGTATCAGGTTGGCGGGCCAGCGGCCTTGTTGCCCATCAAATTCAAGTTTATCGTTAAACATGCTTTTACCAGGACGCCGATAACCTTCATGCGATGGCGTGTGTATGGTAGTATTCATGCGCGGCACGCTGCTTGTTCCAATCCTGCATCCGTCTATATTCATCGCGCCCGTGCCGTAGCGGGTTACGTTCTCCGCAACCGTTCCAACGAGCGGCTTGCGGGCGACGATGACCGGCTCCCAGGCGGGTTTGAGCGCCGTGCCCCAGCCTGACCACTCAGCGGCGAGGGGCGTGGCATAATCGTATTGCGGCGGGTGTTTTGTTTTACCATATCTACCATTGTCGGTATTGCATTTGCACCATTGACCACCAGGACAATTATTAGTTTCGTGTGGGCTTTCAATGGACTCCGCGCCCGCTTCTTTGTCAAGCGCCTTACTCACGTCGTGCGATTTCGGGAAGCCCTGACCATAGACCCACATCACCGTGTCGCGTATCTCCCAACCCGCGTCCTCAATCGCAACAGCCAGCCGATGAAACGTGCGCGTTCCGCCAAATGCTAACAAATGCGCTCCCGGCTTCGCGCAGTGATACGCCTCGCGCCAAAAGTGCTCACCCGGTACGCCGTGATCCCAATCCTTGCCCATGAAGCCAAGGCCATACGGCGGATCGCATACGATCGCATCAATGCTGTTACGCTCGATCAGCGGCATGATATTTAAGCAATCGCCATGATGGAGTTGATAGGTCACAATGTCGCCTCGAACTGCTTGACCGCTTGCCACGCTTCCGGTTCATCCGAGCGCCCGTGCAGCACACCGCGCCAGCGCCGCGCTGTCATCGGGTAGTGGAGCACGAACACCGACCGTTCAGTCGGATCGTAACGTGTGATGCAATTGAACTCATTGCCGAGTACCATCATTTTCAACGGATGCTTGAATAGAGAGCGCAACAAAGCCGCCTGATCACGCTTGCCCCAACGCTTCCATTCGTTGTGCCATGTCTCGAAAAATACGCGGGTGCGCTCGTTGCGCTGATAGCAGAATACACCGCCGTTGAGTTGGATCAATTCATCTGAGCCAATGAGCGCAAAGGTATAATCGCATTCGTCTTTGTTGTCGCTGCGCACCATCTGCCGCGCGGTGTGATACTTGCCCGGATTTTTGCAGATGGCAAAGTCAAAGCCATCTTCAACCAAGCGGAATAGATGATCGTTCGGTGCGATGACTTCGGTATCAGCGTCTAGGTAAAGAATATACTGCCAGTCTTTCGGCGCGAGTTGATCGATAAGCGTCTTGGCGCTGCGTCCGCCAATGTCCTCATCTTGGTGTTCGATGTAAATATCCTCGCAGCCTAGCGGTGAATCACTCACGAGCGCGATCGGGATGTCGGGCAGATGACGCCGGAATGATTCGATTGCACCTTGCGCGCATTGCCGCGCCGGTGTGCCATACGCCACATACAACACGCCGCGCTTACCATGCCGGTCAGACTCGATGGCGACCGGCATGACCGGACTTGCTTTTTTTGATTCAGCGAAGCCCTGCTCGTGATCGAAAGCCCACTGGCTAATGTTGAAGCGTGAAACAGACTCGGCTAATGCTGCGTCATTGTACGGGATGCGTAACGCCTGATCGATGGCGTCTTTCAGCAGGCCGTAGTTACCAGCGGGATAGCGATACAAACCGGGCAACGCTTCCAGTTCATCCAGTATGCCGACATGGTGCGGTATCACGACCGGCACGCCGCAAGCCAGCGCCTCAAGCGGCGGCATGGGGATACCCTCGATTAGCGATGTGCAAACCAGCACATCAAGCGAATGGTAGAACGCGGGCAACTCTACGAAGCGGTACAACTTTGTTGCACACGGCCAACCCGCGCCACTGGCGACAAACTCATACGTGCCGCTCAAATCGCGCATGAGTTGGGCAACCAAACTTGTACCTTTACGTTCGCTACTCCGATCGATGAAGCCGCTAAAGCCGATGCGCGGCTTACTGTGCTTGCCCTTGTCTCCCGGCTTGAACTGTCCATCAATCGGCGGGGTGACCTTGACGATCTGTTTGTCAAGCGGCAAGAAATCAGCGGCAATGTTGGACGTGATGACACAGGTATCGACGGCTTGCGCGGCGCTGTTCCACCATAGCCGCTTGTACGGTTGATCCGGTTCGTAGTGTGAGAAGTAGGCCGCAATCGGTGTTGAGTGCCAGTCGGTTAAGCGTTCGGCGTAGTCAATGTAAACGATGAAGTAGTTTAGATCGGCAAACTTATCTGGCTGCGCGGAGAGTGACCAGCCCGTGCCAGTTGCTAAGGTTTGTGCTAGGCGCGGTAGGATGCGATCCTGCCCGATGTCACGGCATACAATGTTGACGTTCACACTTCATCCTTCGATTGCTCTTTTTGATCAAATTGTAGACACTGGCCGTTTTCGCTCATGGAAATATATTTGAGATTGCAATATCCACCGATGTAAAACCTTGCTAGATTATTCTTGCATTCAACCGCAGCGCAAACAACTTTACAGATCGGCTCAATCTCAAATGAAATCAACATATCTTTTTGCACTACCGCACCGCCTGCCCATGCCGATGCTGAATCACCGACCCACCATTAAACGGCCTGCCGAGTAGATGCAACTTCAACGGCGCAACCCGCAAGGCTCGCAAGAGTGCCGCTTGATCGTAGTGCCGCCAATTCAACCACGCCGCGCGCCATGCCTCAAAGAAATGTTGTACCGCTTCTGACTTGCGAAACCAGAATACGCCGCCTTGCAACTGGAGCACGTCGCCGCACTCATACGCGGCAAATGTCGCCTCGCGTTCGTCTTGCGCGATATGCCACATATTGCCATCGGCCTGTTGTGCGCTATGCGTGATCACCATATCCCATCCGTCTTGCAACATTTCAAAGCCTGTCTCACAACTGCCCTGTACCCTAGTATCCACATCAAGGTAAAGTGTTTCCTCGAACGGTGACCACAAATCTAGTGTCACCTTAGCCCATCTCGATTTCTGAATGTTGCTATAGCCCGCTTGCTGCGCGATGTTCGTGTGATAATGCCCGACTGAATCAGAAGCGATGCAATAGCGCCAAGTGTGAAATTGTTTGAGAGTAGTGACACAGGCTTGCGCTTCTTCATTCGCTTTATCGCCGTAAGCAATCAGGCACACGCCGCGCATATCACGCCGCGTCACTGTAGGCGTGCTCAGTATGCCACGTCACCGGCAAATGCAAACACAACGGCTTGACCTCGTAATAGGCCCGCATGAAAGTTAGCCGCTCATCGTCGCCCGATTCGTTTTCATCCAACCACAATTTGAATAGCCGTTGCGTATTCTCGCACAGGCGTACAAAGATTAGCCTCGTGTCCAAAACGGGCACACGCAAATCGTGAATCACCAATTTAGTACGCGCCTGCGCCGCTTCGCTGCCGATGTGGACGGCCAATTCATCGTAGGAATAGAGCGGCATGGCAATTTCCCACGTATCGAGAAACGAGAAGCCCGCGCCGATCAACTCAGGCCGCAGTGTCGCCTGTGGGCTGTAAATCATCGTCTTGTCGAAGGCGATGTATGGATCACCGATAATCAAGGTCAGATTCAACTTAGATTGCTCGAAGCGCGTCTGCCACGGCGTCACATCCTTAACGCCGCGAATGATGACACCCGCCTCCCCCTGCCGAAACTGTTCCTTGCGATATGACGGTATCTCAGCATCGCCGCGCGACATGAGCAGCATGGCCTGTTGCTTGCCCAAATCAACCCAATCGCCGGGATGATAGGTGACCATTTTGCCCTGGCGCTCGATATGCTGGATGGTTTTTAGACGTACCCACATACTGAGATACCCCTATAGCGCCCTGTGCGCCGCTTGCATCATTGATCCGCCATAAGCGGCGCACAGGACACGCTAGGTACATCTACCTTACGGCACGATTTCGTTGTAGTTCGTGGTCGGCACGGGCGCGAAGCGCGGCTCGACGCCGTACAGAATCGCACTCATGGCGACGGTGTCGGTATCGACATCGTAACCAATTGCCACGCACTCATAGCCGAGATTGACCGACAACTCCTCAGTACGCAACTCGATCACGATGACGCTGTTCGCATCAGCCGTGGTAAGCGTGCTGGTGAGTTTATCCTGCGTCGAAGTGGTCGGGATGCCGATCGGCGTTGTGCCGCCGGTGTCTTTGGCCTGAATCAAGCGCACGACCACTGTACCACTCGCGGCGATTGCGCCGGTGTGAATCACCAACACGGCGCGGTGATAGTTGGCAAGTGACACATAGGCGCTGACAACTTCGCTGGTAGCCGATTTGACTCCGGGCGGCACGTTGACCAGCGGGTAATGAACTTCGCTAAAGCGTTCGGTGTAACTCATTTTGTTTACACTCCTTTGAATGTAACGATGACTTGGTTGTCGGTATGCTCGAAAGTTGCGCGTCCTGATTTGTAAAGTATCCAGATGTTAGATTCAAGTCGATTACAAGCGCCACATAGCCACATCAGGTTATCTACTTCATTGTGCTGTCGGTTATGATCTATGTGATGAATCTGGACATCCTTTTTTGTGTTGCACCATTCACAAATTCTAGGATTAGCCTTTTCTAACTTTCGAGCGATATATCGCTGCGTATTGCCATTCGTGTAGGCTGGATTTGCCGTGCCTGACATTCTCTTACTATGGCGTAATGCCTTTCGCTCTGTATCTCTCACGGTAATATTGGCTTCTCTAACCCATTGAAGAACTAGATGGTGACTTGTGCCAACCTCACGCGATATTTGTGCAGAACTCTTATCGAGCGTTACATACTGATTAATCATCCATGCTCGACCAGGCATTTTCCATCTGTCTCCTGCACTTGCCTTATTAGCATCTCCATAAATCTTGCAGGGCGGATCATCATTGTCAATCATTCTAGGCTTGTGATAATGCCGCCCTGCTAGATTAAGCCCGACACGTTTACACCAGTTTCGCACCGTATCTCGTGAAGTATTCCACTCCGATGCGATTTGCAATTGCGACTTATCGAGATTGATTAATTGATACTCTAACCACTCCCGATCCGGTCGCCCTGTCGAAACATGCACTACTCTAATTTCTCCGCTCTTGCTTTCATAGGTACTTGGCTCTTGCATGATGTAACTCCTTGTAAGATTTCTACAAAGAATTATATCACACTTTTACCATTTACACTACGTAGTCTTGCTGGCTAAAATTACAAAAGGAGAAACTTGAGTCGTGCCGTCTTGATACGTCAATGGCGTGCTGAGCCATGGTTGGCCGTCTACTCGATGCACGACCCGCCAGCTTGTTTGATCGTACTGCCATCTGTCGAATTTAGTAGACTCGATCGTCGTTGCGGCGCGATCGCCCAACAGGTAATACCGCCAATCGGCCAACAGCACATCGCCCGCCGTGCCGACACGTGGCAACTTTTCGGTGAATACGATCGGCATGCCCAACAGCGAAGGCGGGCGACCGGCTGATGCAGCGCCAGCAAACAGGGCAGGCCACATGTATTGGCCGGATGGATCTTGCATAGTCATCAAATTACTGATGACTGACTGCGATACGAACCACGCGCCGCTTCCACTTGGTAGGAATGCTTCATACATATTCACGAGGTCGGCATACGTGACGCCTGCCGCCGTGATGCGCGGTACACCAATCGTAGCGCCTGCGTTGATGACACCGAGCGGTTGACCTGCTCCGCTGCCTTGCAAGAACGCGAAGTCCTCCATCCAATTTACGCCGCCAGAGAAACCGAGCGGCCCGGATAGAAACGCATCTAGGCTGATGGCGCTGTCGTCTACCAACTCATCAGAGGCGCGGGTGTAGCCGATCAACTTATGCGCCACGAGGCTAACCTGTCGGAAGTTGGCATCGGTTTCTGTCTTGGCGCTGGCTTCTTCGGCCCAATAGAATTTCATGCCGCCGAACCAATGCGGTACGCCCGCCGTTGTGCTGGTCTGATCCAACACCGGCAGATTGATTTGACGACGCGCCATCGGGATGCGCGTTGCTCGCGGGCGAATCAATGAACCCTCGCCCATGACACCCTGGAGCACGTTCTGTTGTTCTATCGGCACAAGAAAACCGCCGGTCGCACCGACTGCCTCGGCCATGTCTTTCTTGCTCTTGCTCTGCGCGTTGGCCTGCGCTTCCTCGTCTTTGTCCTTGAAGAAACGTAGACGCGGATCGGGCGCGGATTTCACATTCGGATGGCCCGCCATAAACACGGCTTCTAGGAACTCGCCCCATGATCCGAATGCGCCGCTGCCTTTCTGCTCAGTCGGTGCGGCTTTGTTCTGCGGCACAGCCTGCGCCGCCGCAATGTCAATACCTTCATCAAGGATCGCCTTGAGTTGCAGTGCCTCATTCTTCAACGCTTGCGCGTCTTTGAGCATCTGCTCAACCTTAGCGCGATCCTCTTGCGATGCGTCTTTGTTGTTGACGATCGCCTTGGCTTGCTCAATCAGTTTTTGAGCCTCGCCCAGCTTGTCTTTATATTCCACGTCACACCCCCAAAAGTTGTAATTGTGCTAATTCAATTTCGATTGATGCTCTGAGCGTTTCGTCGGTGGGTGACGTGTTGTTAGTCGGCCCGGCCTGCGCCGTTGCATCGTGACCAGCGGCCCGCTTAGCGGGTGCATTGTCTGTCATATCTGTCGTATCGGTGTTATCGCTTGCGCCCATGTCGATTCCTGCATCGGCTAACGCGGCCATGAGTGAACGCGCCGCGCTCATAATCCGATCGGCATTGCGCGCTGCTAGGACGCGCCCCGCCTTCGTCGCGGTAGGCGAGTACAGCGGCGGTGTATAGCGTTTCATTTCGCCGCTGCCCTGCTCCATCTCAGGCGCAAACATCAGATCGCCTTCGACCCATAGCGGCTTCGGCGCAAAGACCACATCACCGTCTATCATCGAATAGTCAACGCTGTAATAGTCATCGCTCATCATTTCGCACACGATCACATGGTCATCGAACACGCGCCAAATGCAGAAGCATTCAGACATGGGCATCATAGGATCGCCCATGCCGAACTGTTCATTAAAGGCTTCGGTTACCTCTTGAACGTATGATGTGAGATCGGTAGACTTCGCTGACTTGCCGTTTTCGTTCGCGTACAAGGCGCGTACCTGTGACCGCGCCTCGGCTTCATTGTCAAATGATCCAAGAGCATCGCCGGTCGGTTTTCCATCGGCGTCTAGTTTGTAGACGTTCCATTTGTCACCCTCGTGAAAAACATTCCACGGCTTCATGTCCTTGTATGCCTTTGCTTCCCACGGCGCGACGATTGTTTCGTCGTCAAACTCTTTGCGCATCCGGCCATAATAGCCGTTGACCTTGCTCTTGATTGCATCCTGATCGCCCTGCGGAATATTCGTGCCGCCCCTGCTCCCTTGCAGCACCGCCGCGACCGCGAAGATACCGCGCGGGATAGCCGTCAACTTGCCATCGATCACGTCTGCAAATTGCAACTTGTATGCCGTGAAATCTTCTGACTTCGCCGCGTCATACCAAAAGAACGCGCTGCGATACTTTGCATTCGGCCCATCGGTTGCACCCGCCCACGATCTGACGCGACCCTCAGCGCCGTTAGAATCCCAGGCCTTCGCCCGGTCGGCCAGTGGCAAATCAGATGAGCCAGTCGCACCTTTTGCGCTGAGGGTTTGCGTTGCGGAGTTCATAGCCCAGATCACAGGGCTGTACTCGTATAGTTTATTGGTGCGTAAGTTGCGCGCCGTGCGTTCTGTGCCGTTCGGCATTTTGACTTTGCTATAATCCACATCAAGCGGATCGTAGCCGATAGAATATTCATCCACAGCACCAGCATCAATACGCTGAAATGTTCCTAGTCCTTCGGGTGTGTTGAGCAAATATTGCGTCTTGGTATACAATCCGCCTGTTGCATCGGGGTATTGCTGTAATAGACCAGCAGGAAGTTGATCGCGGCCTAATTCACGGATGTCTAATGGAACGCCCACAACGCGCATAATACTATCTGTTTGATGCTGATCAAGAACGCGAATTTTTCCGCGCCGCTCTTGAATCGTTTTGGTAAATGACCCAGGATGAATGATGTCATCACCCTGATCGATATTACCCATCACGGCGACAATCGCCTCAACGATACCTTGCTTCGTATCGGTCTTGAGTGTATATGCGCTGAACGTCTTGTGTTCCATGTTTGCCTCACTGTGCAACGAAAAAGCCCGCTCTGTTATCGAGCGGGCTACGTGCCGGGTCGGTCGGTTGATGTGAGGCGGGGCGATGTGCTGCGCGGCCTGTTGAGGTTGTTAGACCATTATAGCATTACTGTCAAGTTTAGCCCCAAGATGCAGGCATTCAGGCGCGTGCTTTCCTACAAACTCATCTGTCATGCGCTTAATGGTGTATTGTTCTTTTGGAATGTGCCACTTGCCTTTATAAAAGTACTCTCTCATCTTGCAGAGATGCGCGGGTATATCATTTTCTGGCTGTAAATCATGCTCACCAATAATGCAGATTGAGGGTATCCTAGAATTTGTTACAGCCCGCTCTAAGGCTTGCCGTTGCCCGTGCTTAAGTGGTGTATTCAAATACTTAAGTTCCAACCATACAGCGCATTTATTGTGAAAATCAATATGACCATCTATGTCGGTCGGCGTGATGCTGCCATAGATTAGTCCGTTGAAATTGACGATCTGCTTTGCGCGGGAGCGGTTGTAAATCTGTCCCCTATCGTTTTCCATGATTCACCGCCTAGGCTAATTGGCCTGTATAGTTTGCCGCGCGGCCTGATTACCTGATGATCTTGACTTCACTCGGCCCTTGCTGATACGTCACCATCCGCGCCGCCTGTGCTACCCGCTCGCCGTCTGACTGCGGCGCATGTAACGCCAGCATCTCGCGCTCCAGCGCATCAATCGCCAGCGTCAAGCCGCGCAAGTGGCGGCGGATCGTGGCAAGGCGCTGTTCTAATTCGTCAGGCGGTAGTGAGGGTAGAGACATCGGCATCGCTCCAGTGCGCTTTAAGCCATTTTATATCCGAACCTTGATCGAGTGAAGGCGCAACATGAGGGGTGCTATCGGTTTCGATTTGTAAATCCTTCTTACCGAAATCAAAGCACCCGAGAAAGACTTCATAAATGCCTTCTGTGTCTGGACTATCTGACGCATCGCATAGCATAAACATGCCTTACTCCATTACCGGTAGCACAGTACAACGGCAGTTGATCGTATTACCCGGACTTCCCACAGGGTCGCCAGGGTACATCAATTTCTCGCCACTCACATCGAAAGCCTCATCAATCGGCTGAACTTGTCCATCGGCCACTAGGTGATCGGCTATGCCGCGTGTATTATCATAAGTGCGCGTTCTATCATCTTTCGTTGCTAGCCATTCGTGCTGTGTCACGCCCCAATCTTCAAATAGTTGCTGACTGCCCGCATTGCTTGAACGGATCGTTTCTGTTCGTGCAATCATCTCAGTGCGATACGGCGGCATCCGTTTAGAATACCACTCAAATTCCTCTTTTGGAATGTCGCCCTTTGCCCACTGGTCAAACATCGAAGTGAGATGTTTCTGCATCTCAGGCACGCTCCAACCTTCCGCTTGCGCCTGCTTGAACATCGTCGCCAATTCGTCAAGCGTTGTCGCATTAATTTGCTGCGCAAAGGTCAAAGTATACTGATCGAACCAATCCTCAGCGAAGAAATTGCGCACGTCAAATTTCATGCCCAAGTCAGCCGCCCAGCGCTTGCCTTGATCGGTAATCACACCCTGCATGGCCGGCGCGAAGGTCGCGCGCCAATTATCTTCGCCGCCTGAGTTGATGTAGTCCTGAACCGTGAGGTATGAATCCCGCCAGGCAATCGATGCCTTTTGTTCTTTGGCCTTCACCTTCGCAGCGTTGACCAGCGCCAGCACTTCACGCTTATCACGATCGAATGCCCGGACTGCCGCATCGATAAAGCGCGGTTCCCATTTGCGCGAGGTGGTATCATTCGCTTTCCACAGCGCGGCTTTTTGTTCAGGCGTGAAGCCCGCTTTGAGTTGACGCGCCTTACCTTGCTGTGGTTGTGTACTTGCCTCTGCCAATGTCGCATCTTCCGCAATGATGGCAGGCTCGTTGATCGGCGTCGTCACTGGTTTCACCGCGCCCGTTGGAATGAGATTGAGCGGCAAGTAAATCACCTCACCATCTTTTATCTCACCTAAATCCATGTCGAGGTAAGATGCTGCGGCATTTTTAGTTATGCCTACATTTACGAGCGCAACAAACGCCGATGATAGCGCAGCTTTGTCTTTCTTGAGTGCCGGGATTTGGCGCGTATCGAATGCGACAAAAGCGCCATCAGCGCCCGCAAGAGAAAGTTGATAATCCGCTTCGTGCAGGCCCAACTCTGGGATCATCGTATCTTCCCAGAAGATGCGGCGATCGGTTTCTTTGTTGTTGTATGTAGAGCTGCTCATGCCTGCTAAAGTGTTGAGCACCGTTAGCGGTACGCCAAACGGCCCGGTAATGCGCGACTCGTTGCGGTAGTCTAGTTGCTCAAAGGCCATTTCCTTAAACGATGAACCAAACGATTCAATCGATCCGCCTTGATCGACTACGCCGACGTCACTCCATTTTTCATAGCCGCCGTAAATCTCTTGGAAACGATGCTTGACTTGCGCGATGGTTGAATCATCCATCGGTACGTCAAACTTCAAGTACACATTCGGCGCGGCGCCGCGCTGAAAGAATATTTTTAGATATTCAGTAATGCCGTTATCGACGTCAGCCGAGCGCGACATCGCCGCGAAAGGCGACAGACCATATCCCATACCCTCAAGCGGATCGCCCGGATTCGGTAACCGCACATGGATCATGTCCTCCGGTAATATCGGCAGGCCATCACGCGGCGACTTACCTTCGGGCACGTAGAGATAACCCTTGATGTTGCGCTCACCCGGAACAATCCACACGCGATCGGGACGCAGCGGATACATCGCGGTTGGCAATGCGCCCGCCTTCGGTCGGTCAAGCATCACGTAACTGTTGCCGCTGATGTTGAGGTATACGGTATTCGACCCCATAAATTGAGCGGCGCTTTGATACGCATTAGGCCGATGCGTTAATGCTGCGAGAGGATGATTGAGCGGGAGCACGTCAGGGTGATCTACATCGCCACTGTAAGCGCGCAAGGGTGTGTACCACGTTGAGCGCACTTTATACATGATGGCTTCATAGATTAGGCTGTTACGCTGAAAGCCGTCTGTGATGTAACTATTGAAATCGGTAATCTGCCACTGTGCCACGCCCTGCCGCATCGCCGGCCACAAAAACGGCGATTCTTTGACGGCGCGCGGATAGCCAGCGCGAAAGACGCTGAGCGCAATGGATGCACGTTGTAGAAATGAAGGCGGCTTGGTAGTCGTTGCCATATAGCCTACTTAAAGAACGATCCTGATTGAAGTCTCAACTCCGTGATACCCCACACGAGCGAATCAACGCGGTTAGGGCTGCGGCCCGTGCCGGGTATCCAGGTAGTCATCTCATCTTCCAGTAGCGGCACGTTGCCGATGTGATGCACCCTGCCCTGCTCATACAACATCTGGATCGGCGTGGCGCGGGTTTGTTTGCCATCACTCGCCCATACCGTGCGATACGGTACGCTAATCTTACGCTCTGCGGCGGCATAGCGAATGATCGTACCGACCATATCGCCGCCTTGATTTGTTTCACCGATAATCGCATCGCCGTGATGCTGTTGCATGGCGTTGATTGCGGCGCGACTCCATTGCTCAGGCGTGCCGCGCAGCGTGTGATCGGCCAAGACAAAAGCATGTATCTGTGTCTCGCCTTTGCAGTTACACGGCGCTTTGGCGACCGGGATAATGCCCGCCTCATCTGATGTGTCTTTCGATGTAGCCGCCGGGTCAATCGGAATCAAGACTTGAATGAAGTTGGGCAACGGCTTGTCGGACGGCCAGCGGTAACGCTCGATCAATTCATGCGTCCACAAAGCGCCGTCCACATCCGTCAAGTCCTCAGCATTTAATTCCTGTCTGCCCAGCGTTGTACCCTCATATGGCTTGATGACGTTTTCAATGTAGGCGCGCGACAAGTTATCAATGTTCTGATACGTAGTTGCCACAACTACGCGCGCCAGAGGGCGTGCCTGTAATTCAGTCCACAGTTTCGAGGGGCGTGGCGTAGTCGTAATCACCGTGCGGCTCTCGCCCTTGCGCAGCGCGAACATTAGCATATCCCACGTTGCCCGCTGCCTAGACCATGAGCAGAACTCATCAGCCCACAGCGCGTAAAGGTTAGGCCCGCGTGCCCGCTCAGGCTCTTCCCCGCTGAATAACTTACCGCGCGCGCCTGATGGAAAAATCATCTCGCCCATGCTGCGGTTGAATTGCAATTCAGGATGCAATGCCTTCAAACCTGACTCGCCTTCGATACAATGATCGCGCCCATCGCCAAAAGTTGCAGCCGCAATGCCGATATAGGGGTAACGCTTCGCCTGCTCCCAAATCCACTCAGCGCCAGCCAGCGTCTTTCCACTGCCCCGCCCGCCTTTGAGAATCCAGATCAGCCAGTCGTCATCTTGCGGCGCGTGCTGGTAGTCATGCAGTGTCTTTTGTTTCTGCGTAGCCTGAATTGCTAATTGATCTATTCGTTGCGCCGTTATCGACGCTAACACCGAGCGCGGTAAAGAGCGCAAGTAGGATAGGGTCTGATCGGATGTCGATACCTGCATCTTCTGCCTTACGTTGTAATTCCTGAATGATGTTGATATTCACTTCAACATTGGGCTTGCGTTCGCCCATCTCCTCAGCGATGTCTCGCAGGGTTTCACGCCACGCTTTTTCATTCCACAAGCGCCCGTTTTTATCAGGCAACCATTTGATAGATTCTAATTCGTCGGCGTGTTTTTTAAGACGCTCTACCCGCTCAGCTTTCTGTGCTAATCCAGCATCAAGCGCCTTACTGTACCGCTCTGCTCGAATGCGCTGCACACTATCACCGCTAGACTTGCGGTAATAGGTGACAAGCGCCTTACTGATTGTCGGCCATCCCCGCTCATTAAACCATCCGCGAATCAAGCGCCAATCATAATCAGCCGCTATCCACTCCAAGAGGGTTGCCCGCTGTTCTCCCGTTAATTTGTTCCTCGTGCTGCTCTTGTCCATTGGTCAAAGCCAGTAAAAGCGAAACGCTTTTGATTTGATTGCCTTGGTTCATTAAAAACCATGCGGCTTGACTACCGCAATACTCAGGCAAATTCAGTATCACATTAACCGTATGATCGGCCATCGTCTTGACCTGTCGAATCTCAGCAACAAATTCAACGGCCTTAACTTCATCCGTCACCCCATCGCCTCGATCTGCCTACTAAGCTCACGCATCACCTGCACCGTCTCATCATCCGGTATCGCGGCGGCTTGCTGCTCATCTGCGATGCGATCGGTTTCAAGTTCCTCATGCTGATAGTCCTGGCCAGCCCATGAAAGAACAATGCCGCCCGAAGTGATTTCGTATTGCATTACCACGGCCTCATCTTTTGAATCAGCGCCAAGCCGATCGCCGCGACCAGCACTACCGCGCCGAACACTAAGCCAAGCGTGCGCAGCGCATTGTAGCGGCGCGTATCCTCAAGCGTGTATTCGCTAATCATTGCCTGACCTCGACTCGTTTGAAGATGTTGAACGTACCCATCGAATTGAGCGTATTCCAATCGTGCGCATGTTTCGCCTGATCATCGCCGCGTAACTTCTCAAGGTAAACCTCAGTGTGCGCTACTCGCGCCTGCTGTTCAGCCAATGCCGCCGCTTTCAGTTCTGCGATCTGGCGCTCCAATTCTACGCGCTTTGCTGTCTCGGCAACCGCTTTGCGATTCAACTGTTCAGCGCGCAGAAGAAACAGCGCAACCGCAGCCATCACGCACCAACGGATTAGCCAATTGACTTGCGTGTTGATCACATCAACGCCGAATAGCGCGTTGCTCAATTCGTCAATCGTGCGAATACCGACCGACATGACCACTACCGACGCCATTAGTGTAACGGTTAGATTATTCCAACGGCGGCGCAAGCCGATCGTAAATGCCAGCAGCATAATAAGCAGACCAAACTGAATGAGAGGCATTGAATCAATCATCAACCAACCTGATCGGTCTTAGGATCAAGAAACCGCGCCGTCCCTGGTCATCGTCAACTCGTTTGAATCTGAACGCAATCAGTAACATCTCAACTGCCCCACTACCCCGGCGCAATAATCTGAACTTTTCACTACCAGCCATCTCAAACGCTCGAAAGAATTTAGCCAGGTCATCGATACAAACCAGCGCCGCAATCGGTTGACCTAGCACATCCCGCTCGTTGCGATCCAACACTCTCGTAAACGCGAGATTAACCCGCTCGACATTGCCCGCTGCATCCAACACAATCATCACATCCGATTCAGCGTCGAAGAATGTTTTGTAATCTGAATCGAGCGTGTTCAGAAATCGCGTAACGCTGCGCCGCGCGGTCACGGGATTTCGCGGATATAGGACAAGTAAGACTCGAAAGTCTTTTCATCGATGCGATGTGATTTCACATTGGCATAGAAGCGCGTGTTATCCGGTCGAAACAGCGGCAAATCCTGTGAACCTAATCCATGCACTCTCATCGCATTAAGCCTCAACCGCGCTAGACCCCGCATGTCTGGATCGGCCACAATGTCGATCATATCCAAGTCAATTAGGTCTGCCTCGGCGCAATGAAAAATAGCACACGCGGCGCGATTCGCCGCGATGATCCGATAGGTGTTATGGGTGATGACTGCAATATTTTCATCAGACATGCTCTAATCATTTGTCGTCAATCTTGAAATCGCGTATATCGATCGGCCCTAACGTACCGGTGATCCAATCCTTGTCTTTCGGTATCTTCATCGGGTGCGTGTCATCATTCGTTCTTTGCTGCTCACTCGATCCAATCTTCAACTCCATTTGATTCATCTTGCGCCCGATGCGCTCGCCCCAGGCTTGCCATTGGCCGATCTTGTGAACCTGATCCATGATGACTTGATCTTGCATGTCATTATGGACTGACTTTTTATCGTTTGCATCAGTAAGCAAAACGACTTCATCGCTCAGGCGCTTGTTTTCTTTCTCTAACACGTCTACGCGCATCGCAGAATTGCGCGCATTCATCAGCGCGGCAATGGCAATGATGATACCGGACGCTGACGCGCCGATCGCCGTAATCAATGCCGCAAGTTCTGCGCTGGTCATTCAAATTTCGGCCCCATTCTTACACCACAAACGATCTTAGACTTCTCAAACCATTGATTGTACTTCTCTGGAGGAAGTTCTGGCGGCAAATCCTCTTCGTAAATCCAGCCGCGTTGAAAAGCATCAAATACTGCCTCAACTGCCTCGCGCGCTAAAATATCTTCCGATAAAGCACGTTTAATGCCCTGATGACTCATATTACTCCCTCTGCCCGCGCCGCGCCTTATCCCCATTGCATCACACCGTCATCGGTAATCAGCAGAGCGGCGCGGGCATCCACCAGGAGGCAACCCCGCCTACCCAGAAGCGGGCAACAAAACAGCCGCGCATGGCGGCTGGTGCTGCTACTTGGCTGGCGTTGACGCTGAACGCGCCTTGAGTTGTCGATAACTCGCCACGCCGAAAACGATGGCAAGAATTGCGTTGATTGCGGCTACAGCATACAGCAGATACGGCGTCACGTTGGTCGGGATTGGCAACATCTGAGTTGCCAGGGTAAGGAGGGTTGCTAACACGGTTAACGCGGTCATCCACATTTCTTTGGTCATGTGCTACTCCCGTTTATCGGATAACTCATTATAACACTACTGTCAAGTAAAAACGTCAAACACGGTGCAAACCGGGTGCAACCTATATCGGACGCGCGCCATGCTGATTATCTATATCGATTCAACTTATTCTGAGATACGGTTGCCTCTCTCAAATTTCCTCTAGTGTTATTCAAGCCATTCCAGTCGATATGATCTATTACTTTACCCTTACTCGGCATACCTATAATTTCATGGTGCATGTATATTGTCCTCTTATCTTCTGTTCTTACGGCATACAATAGACCGTGATTACGAGCCTTATACATAGCCGCAACCGACCATCGATATTTTGACAGTTCTTCATAATCGGCATCGTCAACCAATGCTACAAATTGACCCTTGTACTTCCCCTGCTGAGATAAAGCGATTTCTTTAGTCATAATGTCACACTCTTTTTTTAAGAAAAATACTCTTGACTTGTTAGAAATATCATGCTATTATAATAGCATATTAAAGGAAGGAAGTCAAGCATGAAAAGCAAAATTAGACCTCTCAAGCGCAGTAATAACCTTCGCCTGTTGACCGATGAAATCCGCGTTAATTGTGCCGTTGAACTCGTAGAGCGGCGCAAGAACAATCCAGACCTGAGCATCAATCAACTGTTTAACGACCTCATCAGCATCGGCCTCTCAGTGACCCATCACCCCATCGAGAAAAACAAGGCGGTACAGGAATGAACACCGAAGATTTGGCCGCTGGAATACTAGGAAGTACCGGCCCGTATGAGGCGTCTCTCAAACGCGCCACACGCGCCATCGATGCCGCCATCGCCGCCGCCGTGCAAGCCGAGCGCGAGGCGTGCGCGGTGCTGGCGGACGAACACGACTACATGAAATGTTATCAGAGCAATGAAGCCGCTAACATCGCCGCCGCTATCCGGGCGCGCGGGCAGAGTGAGGCGACGAAATGAACGACGACCGAATCGACTACCTGATCGCTCAGCGTGAGCGCCTCACCAATCGACGCGACGAGCAGATCGACTTTGACGCCGTGGCCGCCATCGACGCGAAACTTCGCCAAGTGCCAGCCGGGACGCGAAATGATGTAGACCTCGCGCTAGGCAGGCCCGAGGCGGTATTGCCAGCGCGACCGGATTACGGCCCGCAAGCCGCGCCGCAGGATTACCGCATTGCCAACCGGCCCGGTAATCCAAACTGGCACGGCGTCAAGGCGTGGTTTGACGAGGCTGTGTCTAATCTGGATAATGACACGGAGCAGCCGGTGCAAGATGGCTGGAGCGTCAACCCGGTCGTCATCGTGAAAGAATGTGATGAAGCCGCCGAACGGATTTATCAGGCGGCGCAAGAGTGGAAAGCAATCAAAGGAGATTTGGCAGTATGACTACTACACCTGTTGCACCCAACCGCGATCGAGACATGACTGATTATCTTTACGATGCGTTGCGCGCGCTGCCCGGTATTATCGGAGGCATTGAAGCAGAGGCCGCTTCACTACTGAATTGCAAACGCGAGGCGCGTGCCAATCTCGAAGATGCAGAACTTAACGCCACGCTAAACGCGCCGCAGGACGGCAAGAACGCCGAGGCGCGCAAACTCGAAGCACAAGCGGCATTGGCAAAAAACGAAACGGTTAAGAAATTCAAAAAGGAGGTGATGCGTTACGAAGCCGAAATCGAGATGAATGAAGCAGAAGCAAAATCGAAGCGGCTAGAATTTCAGGCGGCTGTGGCTCTAGCCGAGTTGCACAGCGCCCGGATCAACGCCATGTACCGCAACCAAAAACAATCAAACTGACAACGCAAAGGACAAACGCAATGAACACGCAACTCACGAAACAAAACGGCAACACCGCCATCGCCATGCCGGAAGATTACATCCCCGTGGCGGGCATCGAAAATCTGTCTCCTGATGACTTCTCCATCCCGGTCGTCAAGCTAGTGCAAAGCAACACCGGAATCGACAACGCCGATGAATTGGTCGGGCAGTGGTATCGTACCGACACCGGCGAAGTCGCTCCTGAACTCAAGACGCTGATCATCGGTATCCAGAAGTCGCGCATCCTGTTTCCCTCGGAGTATAGCGGCGATGGCAAGGCGCTGTGCCGTAGCGATGACAGCATTACACCCCGCGCAGATCACGCGCCTGCTGTGTACTACCTCGCCGGGAATGAGAAGCGCCGCACGCAGATCAGCGAAATGGAAGGTGGTAACTTCGACATGACCATCCCCGCCACTTGCGCGGAGTGCCCGCTGAGTCAGTGGGGTGTAAACGGTGAGAAGCCGCCATGCAGACTATCGGACAATTGGGCAGCGTTGACCAGCGAAGGCGACCCGGTGTTGATTCGGTTTGGTGGAAGCGCCGCGAAGATCAGCGCGAAATTGCGCAACCTGGCTCGCGCCGCCTCAGCGAAGCGCCGCCCGCTTTACGTGCAACTGTCTAGCCACTTCGAGACAGGAAAAATCGGTCAATACTACGTGCCTGACCTCACGCTACTGAAAGAACCGCTCCCGGCTGATTTGCTTGACACCGCCAAAGCATTCGTCGGCTTGAACCTCGCGGCCCGCGCTGCTGAAATGGCCGTTGATGATGAGACAGAGCAAGGCGGCGAAACGGGATACAAGATCAAAGCGATGACCGATCCGGATTGGTCGCAGTTGAATGATGAAGTACCTGCCACCGAATTAGAATTTTAAGGCGCAGCACTAACCAGCCCCGCTGCCGTGTACGTGACTCCCCAACCATCACGAGACGTAGACAGTGAGACGGCGGGAATAGGTAGGACGGCACGGCGGCGGGCCACAGGAGATGAGGGAATGGCGACTTTGAACGGTGCAGCATTTGCAAAGCTATTTGACGAGATACGCGATCAGCGTGACGCCGCAATCAAACGCATCGAAGCCTCTGAAGCCCGCGGCGCGCAACTGCAAGCCGAACGCGATGAGTTAAAAACGATCCTGTCAATCGTACAGAATAACGATCTAGTGCATATGACACGGCTGACAGAAGTCGAAGCCGAGCGCGATGAACTGCAAGAGCAATTGAGATTAGCACGCATCGAATCTCAATCAGCATGGGATAGTGAGGCGCAATGGAAAGCTGCGGCCAAACGCGCCGAAGCCGAGCGCGATGACTACGGACGCAAATATAGCGCACTGGTGCAAGCCGCACAGGAGCGAGAGGTTGCGCTAAACCTCAAACTAGAACAGGCGCGGAATCGTGAACAAATGGATCGCGCCGTGATGACTGAGGCCGGAGAAAAGATTGACGAGTTGCGTAAGCAGTTGGAGCAGGCGCAAGCAACCGCTAAGAGCAACGGCGAAATGTGGGAGTTGTGCCATCGCCAACACCAATTCGCAGATCGCGACATGCTCGAAGC